GCGAAACGTGTGTGCACGAATGACTGAGCCACTCGTCCGCGCGGCATCCCGCCTACACGTCCGCGCCCGCGGCATCCCGCCTACGGGCTCCCCGATCAGCTACTCGACGTACTCCACCGTGGTGCCGGCCTTCGCGGCAGCCTCCTCGCGCGCCTTGAAGACCGCCGGGTTGCGGGCTTCAGCGCGTGTGATCGTGACCCGGCCGCTGGAGCGTCCCGCTCCGCCAGAGCCCCCGGATCCGCTTCCCGCGGCGCCGGAGCCCTCGAAGGCGCGACCGAAGACGTCGCTGCCCTTCATGGATTCGACCAGTTCCTCGATGCTCATGTCGCCCGTCGCGCCCGACTTGCGGGTCACGGCGAATGTCTTGCCGTCGTCGGCGAGAACCCGGGCGATGAAGTCGCCGTCGGATTCGACCACCTTGACGCGGTTCTTGACGTGCGGGAGCAGCAGCTCCGGCACGCCCTTCAGCCTGGAGATCGCGGCCGTGGCCGCGGCGTCGACGACCTTGCGCTCCAGGATCTCGCGGTAGCGCGCGGCCGTCTTGCGCTCGCCGTCGATCTCACCGTCGAACTTCTCCTTGAGCTGGCGGGCGTGGGCCTCCATCTGCTCGCGGACCTTGTCCTCGGGCGTCCACTTCTCCATTTGGGCAGCCTTGGTCATGGCCGCGCGCGCCAGCTTGGGGTCGATACCGTCGAACAGGTGCAGCGCGCCCTTCAGCTCGTCGCCGCGCGCGCGCTCGGCCTCGAGGGCCCCGCGCAGCTTGGCCGTGTCATCGAGCTTGAAGTCGCCGACGGACTCGACGTCCAGGATGAACGACTTGCCGTCGGCGTCGGCCTTGTAGAGGCCGCGGAGGGCGTCAGGCACAGCATCGAGCGAGGCCAGTCGGGCCTTCAGGGCCATGGTCGTCAGGTCTCAGCGCCGCGCGCAGGACCCCAGTCCACGCCTCGGCCATCGCCACGGGCTCCAGTGCTACGGCACGGCATGGGCACTTTCAACTGCCACCTGACAGTTTCTCAAGCTCGTCGAGCGTGAGGATCCGGTCCCGCTGGGACACGAGGTCGTCGAGGGTGATCTTGCCGGCCTGCCACAGCGCCACGCGCCCGGGGCCGAGGGCCTCGGCGGCGTGGTCGCTGCCCGGCCCGTCGATCCAATCGGACCAGGTCGTCGTCGCCTTCACCGGGCCGTCCATGGACGCCCGGACTCCTGGTGGCGCGTCCCGGAGCCGGATGCCCAGCTCCTTCCAGGTCTTCGTGCGCGCCTGAAGGACGCACCTGCAGTTGGGGTGCGCCGGCGGGACCGGCGCCGTGTCGTCCTCGAGGTCGAAGACCTGGCCGTCCCGCAGGCCGCAGATCGGGCAGGTCCGCTCGTCCAGGGTCGCGTGCCAGACGCGCCCGGCGACGACGTCGGCGTTGGCCCGGAAGGTCTCCAGCCTGGCGTTGTTGCTGACGTGCCCGACCGCCGTCCGCACGAGGCGCTCCGCCTCGCTGCGTGTGGCCTCCAGCACCCCGTCGCTGAACCCCAGCGCTCTGGTCCCCCGGATCCGCTGCACGAGCTGGGGCACCGTCTCGCCCTGGGTGAGCCCGATGGTGAGCTGGCGTTCGACGCCGCGCTGCGCCTTGGTGGTCAGGTCCCCGAACCACTGGTCCAGGGTCGCGCCAGCGAAGGGCCGCCGCCCCACGATGGAGCGCAACAGCGGCAGGTTCGGGCCGGTCATGCTCACCTGCAGCGGCACGTTCGCCTGCAGCACGGCCTTCTGCCAGCGCGACTCCTTGACAGCCAGCTCCTTCAGTTCGTCCCGCAGGGGCTTGGACGCCGCGTGGATGCCCTCGGCCAGCGTGCCCCGCAGCTCGGTGGCCAGCTTCTTGAGGCGCTCGGTGGACTCAATCCCGACGTCCTCGCCGCGGTCGTCGATGCGCCGCAGGCGGGCCTCCAGTTTGTCGAGCAGGTCGGGGAACACGTCCTCGTTGAGGGCCGCGACGAACTTCCGCACCTCGCCGCTCTTGTAGCGCTCGAGGAAGAGGGCTCGGCGGATCCCGAGGTCGAAGAGCACGTCGTCGACCGGGCGCCCGTCGAGAGCGGCCAGCAGGTGCTCGTCGATGCCGGGGGGCTGCGGGGTCACGCGGCCTGCTTGCCGCCCTCATCGAAGGGCGGCGCGTCCTCGGGCGGTGGCTGGCCGCCAGACCCCCCGAACAGGTTGCCCAGCCGCGGCCCCTCGACCGCGATGGCCTCGGCTTCGTCGTCGACGTTGAAGTCCTCGGCGTAGACCCCGCGTCGCGCGACCTCGCGCAGGAAGGTCTTCCGCGACAGCTCGCCCGCCTGGCGCTGGCGCAGCAGGAAGTCGCACTCGGCCTGCGCCTTGGCCGGCAGGCCGAAGTCGTCGAAGATCTTGACGGCGAAGTCCTCGGGCAGCTCGACCTCGATGTATGCGGCCGCGAGCTGGTAGCCGCGCCACAGCAGCGTTTCGAGTGAGCGCACCCACGCCTCGAGCTTCGACATCTGCCGGGTCGCGTCGATGACCTGGCCCGTGGCCGTGACGTCCTGCCGATTCTGCGCGAGCGGCTCGGCCCCCATCGCTTCCATGCGCGACTCGAGCATGTCGAGGTCCCTCTGCCCCGCCTCGATCGCGGCGCCAGAGTGCTCGACCACGGTGAGCTTCGCATTCGGGTTGACGTTGCGGATGCACTTGCCTGCGCCGACCACGATGGGCTTGGCGACGTCCTCGGTCGCGGTGCCGGATTCGTACATCATGGGCACGCGCGCGAAGTGCAGCGAGTGCCGCTGGTCGCTGCTGCTCTGCCAGTGCAGGAGGTTGAGCCAGGCGAGGCCCTCGAGGCACGGCCGGCCCTGCATGAAGCCCGTCTTCCGGAAGTACCCCGTCACCAGCGGGATCTCGGAGACTGACAGCCGGCCGGCGCCCACCGACGCCCATGTCTCGGCGGACTTCTCGAAGAGCTCCCACTCGACGGGCAAGTGGGCCCCCGCCTCGCGGAACACGCGGATGCGGTAGGCCCCGGCCTTGGCTTCGCGCCCAGGCTCGGGATCGCCCCACTCCCGGACGCGCATCTCCGTCAGGATGCGCCGGCCGTTGCTGGCCTTGCGCGAGGCCCACCAGATCAGGTTGGCCGCGCTAACGTGCGTGAAGTAGGGGTGAAGCTGCTGCGCGCGGATGTCCTCGATGAGGACGCCTGCGCTGTCGACCGGGTAGTCCGCGAACAGGTGCACGAGCCCGTGGTCGATCCCGTCGACCAACACGTCCTTGCAGAACTGCGTGAGCGTAGTACCCTCGTAGTCGGCGTCGGACTCGATGGGCTGCAGTTGCTCGTCGAGCGTATCGGGAGTGACCGTGACCTCTTCGGAGAACGGCTTGCCTGCGATGTCGTCGACGGTGTTGGCGTAGCCCTCGTAGAGCACGGTGCGCCGGATGCGCGTGTCGTAGTGGTCGTTGCTCTCGCCGTCCTCCTGCGGAAGCCAGCGCGTGCGCCGCTCGCGCATCGTCAACGTGCCGCCGCGCAGGTCGTGGACCAGCTCCCAGTGGTCTTGCATGGCCCGCCAGTTGGCGCACGGGACATCGAGGTCCTTCAGCGCCACGGAGTCGAACCCCAGTCCCGCAGGTGCCGTGTCGTAGGCCACGCTCGTCCTCCTCAATAGTTGCCCGCCGCCGAGCGTCGGCCCGGACAGCGAGCGCCGGCGCTGCGGGCACGAGGCCGCGCACGCTCCGGAAGCGACGGGTTACGCCGCTGGAAATGGTGCACGGACGCGACCGACGCACGCTCACTCCGGCCGTGCCCGGAACCGTCTCCCAGCGGGTGGGCCATGACGCTCACCCGCCGGGCCCCTCCGGACCGCGCGGAGATTCGCGGCCCATGCGTTCCTTCATCGTGCGCAGCTCGTGCTGCAGCACCTGGATCTGGCGCGCCTGCTGCTCGCGGTCCGCCTTGCGCTGGACCTCGCGCTCGTCAAAGCGGCGGCGCCAGTCGCTCTCGTAGCGGGCCACAACCCACGTGAACCCGATGCATGCCAGCATGCAGACGGTGAAGACCGGCAGCGTGAAGACGAGCTGGTCGCTGTTGACCACGGGCGCGGGCCCGCCGCCTGTCTGCGCCATGAGCGGGACGGCCGACATCAGCAGCAGGGCCAGCGAGATTCCGCCGCACTCGATCGCGGCGCGTACCTCGCAGTCGCAGACCATCATGGCGCCGCAGCTCTCCCCGCAGGTCTCGCACGTGTGCCGGCGGCCGAAGAGGGCGGCGATCATGCCGGCGCGCCGTTCGCATCCGTGGGCCCGAGCATCGGCTCGTCGCAGCACGTCACGTCGTCGCGCGTGCAGACGGTGTGCCCCGGTGACTCGCGGTCCAGAGCCACGGACGCCTCGGCCTCGCGCATCAGAGCGCTATCGGCCCAAGCTTTGAGCGTGAAGTCCACGTCGCGCGGCTTGCCGAACTGCATCGGCAGCCGCACTGGCCCGTCGTGGTCGGCCGCGCCGCTCACGCGGGCGGCCTGTTTGGCGTGACCTCGGAGGCGATCCGACGGTCCACGGCCTCGAGCGGGCTGCTGGTGCCGAGGACGTTGTGCATCGCCGCTGCTCCCTTGGCGCCCCGCGAGGCGTCCGGGTCCGCGAGTACGGCCCAGTTGGCCCGGCCGCTCTTCGTGACGGCCGACTGCCCGAGGCGCACGCCGGCGTACATGAGCCCGGCCTTCGCCACGCCGCGCAATGGCGCCGGGAGGAAGTCCAGCAGCCCAGAGTCCTGCAGTGCGGCGGCGTTGTCGCTGGACATGCCGAACGTCAGCGCCGTGCCGCCGTCCGGGTGCTCGGCCGTGGCCGGCGTGTTGACCGTCACGCACGCGGCCAGCGCGAGCAGCCACAGCGCGACGACGACGGCGATCAGGATGCCTCGGGCCATGGGTTCCCTCCCTCAGTTCCAGCCGAGCCAGTCACCGACCAGCAGCAGCAGGGACAGGTTCTTGAAGTCGATGCCGGGCTTGCAGGCCGAGGCGTGCAGCCACGTCGTCTTGTCGCGCAGCGCGACGGCGTCGGCCTTCAGCGCGGGCGACAGCAGGCCCTGCGCATCCGCGGCCCGCAGGCCCATGAGGCACCACGGCGTGAGCGCGCTGTTCTTCAGGTAGTGCGGCGGGTCGACGGGCGACATGTCGTCGGGCAGCGTGCCCGGTGGCTTTCCGTCGGCTTTGGCCAGCGTGAAGCCCATCTCGCCGAGGTCCAGCGCGCCGCCGATGAGGGCATCGAGCTTGTCGTTCGTGCCGAACTCGCGGATCTCGCACAGGCCGCGCAGGTACGGCCCCTCGATCATCCACAGCGACCAGCCGCACCCGCCGTGGTCATCGGTGGGCGGCGCGAACTCATCGGCCGGGTTCACGGGCACGAACGGGTCGGTCAGGCCGAGGATGCCCGCCGCGCGCTGCTGCAGCACAAGGGCATAGAGCCCGTCGACCATCGCGGACATGACGGCGACGTCTTGGCCGGTCGTGGACGGCAGTGCGCGCTGCATGCGAACGGCGAAGGAAGCTGTCCAGCCGGCGGCGCGCGCGTTGCCTGACAGCGCCTGTCCCTGCTTCTTCACCTTCTCCGGGTCCAGCGTCACCCCGTAGACCGCGATGCGCAGCGCGTCGGCCAGCTTCGCGGCCCGCTTGCGCGTGGCGAGGTCCGGGGCCGCCGACATCGCCGCGAGCAGTTGGTCTACGGTCAGGTGGCCTGCGTCCCACAGCGTCGTCGGGACCACACCGCCGTCGGTCTTCTGCGGCCACGCCGCCCAGGCGCCGGACTTCCACGCGAAGAACGGGGAATCCCCAGGCCCGGCCGGCAGGTGTCGCTGCGTCTCCTCATCGCACCAGTGCGCATAGGCCGCGACAGCCGCGGGCGTCGCGGCGCCCAGCGCGAGCGGCTGGCAGAGGTGCGGCAGCACGCCTGGGACGATGCGCGGCGAGCCCTGCACCTCGACCTTCGGGTACTGCGGGAAGTCGGCCAGCGCCGCCAGCGCCGCCGTGACGGTCTGCGGGTAGCTGGCCGGCGCGTCGCGCGTGGCCCACTGCAGATAGCTGCCGTTCGCGACTTGCGCGCCGGACGGCTGGCACAGCAGCACGAGCAGAGCGGCGAAGTACAGCACCGCCGCGGCGACAAGCAGGAAACGATGGGCCACGGGCAGGCGCTGTGCGCTCATGGGGACTCGACCGCCGGGAAGTGTCGAAGCACTCCCGCGCTGCACAGCGCAGCGCGGATTACGCTGCGACGGCTTGCGATCGAATCCCTCTCTCGCGGTCGTCAGGCCCGGCGCTTGAATCCCTCGCGCGACCGGCACCCGCCCGAGCAGGAGGCCCGGACAAGCACAATCGCACCAGACCGCCGGGGTGGGTTCAAGCATGGGCCTGAGAGAATCACAGCGGATGCTCGGCCCACTTCGGGGCGCCGGTGACGCCGAAGCGCACGTGCTCCTGGTAGCCCATGGCGTCCGTCCAGTGCGTCACGCCCGGGTCGCTCTTCTTGTCCAGCTCGCCCGACCCGCCCTTCAGGAGCTGCACGGCCTCGAGGTCGTCGATCAGCGCCAGGCAGGCGTCCGGGTCCACGAGGGCGTGGATCCTCTCGTCGGCTGTGCGGAACCGGCAGCACATGGCGTTGACCCGGTCCCTCTCGGGCGGGTTGACGTGGGCCAGCACGAGGCGCAGCCGGTCGCCGAAGACCGGCCCGAGGTGGGCGCGCACGAGGTCCCAGTCGCTCCCCTGCGTCTGGCTCGTGTGGCGGCTGCCGCCCGTGACGTCGCCGTAGACCCGCACCTCGCCCTGGTGCTTGCCCCAGTCGGCGATCAGCTTCCGGCAGACGGCGGGCGTGTTGGACGCCTTCGGGATGTGCACTTGGCCGATCCAGCCGGTCACGACCTCGTCCAGTTTGGGCTCCTCCGCGCGCCACTCGTCCGGGACGCGGATGTCCTGCGCGACGGTCGCTACGCCCGGCTCGACGTTGAAGTCCAGGCCGATGAGCAGCGGCGCCCGCGGCGCGTACAGCGGCCGCAGCTTCCAGCGCGTGTGCACCGCGCGGTCGAACGTGTAGTAGGCGCGCCCCTCGGCAGCGACCCACTGGACCATGACCTCGCAGGCGAACTCGAGGGGCGACATGGAGCCGCGCGCGCGCTCGACGGCCTCGGGCGTCCAGATGTCGGTGCTGGGCCAGGTGAAGAGCCGCCACGGCTTCCCGGGCTTGGCCAGCGCGGCATCGCACACGGCCTTGTAGTGCTTCTTGCCCAGCTTGGACTTGCCGACCAGCCAGACCTTCCCGAGGCGCCCGCGCGTCGAGACCGCCGGCATCACGGTGGCCGGCAGGACCTCGGGCTTCATGTCGGCGAACTCGTCGAGGACCACGAGGTCGTTGCGCCCGCCCTCCGCGCGCGCCGGCTTGTCCATGCCCACGACCTGTAGGCGCGGGCCGTGGCGCAGCTTGACCTTCAGCTCGCTCTCGGACGGCTCGCCGCGCATCAGGGCCGGCGGCACCAGCGCCTTGATCGACTCCCAGTACAGGTCCTTGGCGTGGTCGCGCGTCGGGGCACAGAACTTGACCGTGTAGTCCTCGAGCAGCAGGGCCTGCACGTCCGCCCGCGTGATCGAGTCGGGCGGCCGCCCCGGCAGCAGCAGCTCGACGGTGCCCCGAATCTGCTGCCGCAACTCGGCGTCGGACAGCCCGTGCCCGCCGGCCTGCAGCGCCAGCAGGTAGGCCCGGCCCATGGCCTCGACCACCCCGCCGCGCTTCACCAGCTCGGTGCCACCCGACTGGCGCCCCTTCAGCAAGATCGAGAAGTCCGGGCGGGTCGCCCACCACGCGGCCTGGACGGGGTGGTAGTCGAGCGGCGTCCAGCGCGCCGGCAGCTCGAAGCCCAGCGCCGGCGGCAGTGCAGCGGCGGCGCGCATCAGCTCAGCGCGTCCGGTCGTCGAGGTGGTGCGCGATGATGCGCTCGGCCGCCTCCGAGGGCGTCTGGCCGAACAGGCCGGTGTCGACGAGGCGCTGCAGTCCGGACGCCACGCCCTGGGTGGTCTCCAGCGTCAGGCCGTAGCGGCGCGGCTCGGTCACCCCGCTGCCGCAGGCGCTGCAGGTGGAACCCGCGGCCGCGGGCGCTGCAGGTGGCGCGGCTGGCTGGTGGCCCAGCAGGCGCTTGAGGCCGACGGGGAACCTCATGGAGCGTCGTCCGATACATCCACGCCGAGATCGGCAGCGAGGCGTCGCCAGCCCTCGGTTCCGTCAGGCGGGTCGTCTTCTGGGCCATCTCCGATCAGCTCGCGCGACAGCGGGAGTTGGCTTCGGATCGAATCCCGAAGCTCCTCAATCCAGGCGCGCATCTCCGGGCTCAGTCGTCGGACGTGAGACTTGCCTGTCACGCGTGCTGCTCCGATGCTCCCCGCGGCTCCGCGAGGTCCAAGTTCCACAGGTTGTGCGCGCCGAACAGGAACCCCGGGTCCCGCTCCAGCAGCGCCGACGTGTCGATCAGCTCGGAGCGGCAGACCGGGCAGCGGAGCAGGCGCACCGCGCTGGTCGCGCGGTCGAAGGCTCCGGGGTGGCCAACGCGGCCGCAGTGCAGGCACAGGACGCTGGCGCCCGTCGGCTTGCTCTCGGGCACGGCTTCAGCCGGCCTGGAGCGGCGCGGCATGGGTCGGTTGCGTTGCATGGCCGTCACGCGCTCGCCGCCGCCGGCTTCGGCACGGCCCTGAACATGCCAGCGAGCGCCCGCCCGAACTCGGCAGCGACCTCGCGCCCGCCGGACCCGGCCTCGCCCGCATCGCCAGGGGCCAGGTTGTAGACCCGCGGGTCGAGGCACTTGTTGACGAAGATCAGGAGCGCGGCGTTGAAGACGCGCCGCCGCCCCACGACGCAGCCCTCGTGAAACACGGGCTCGTTCCAGCCGTGCACCGCCCGGTGGTAGAGGGCATGCCCAGCCTCGTCGCGCGCGCCGTCCCGGATCTCGTCCCACGCGAGGGAGAAGGCGCGGTCCTTCTCGCGCAGCGCGTAGGCATGAGACCTGGACACGCGGCCAGCCGCAGCGGCTCGCGTGATGTTGTGAGGCCAGCGCTTGAGTGTCTTCAGGAACCGGCCGCGCCAGTCGCTGAAGCGCAGCTCCGGCGGGACGGCCTTTTGTGGCGTCCGTTCCGTCCGGTGCGCGCGGCTGGCAGGCCGCCACCCCTTGCCCCCCTTCCGGATCGTCTTCTTCGCCAACCGCCGCCTGTCGCCCGCGGAGCGCGCCATGGCCCGGCGCGCGCGCGGGCGCACTGTGCCGGGTTAAGACCCCGGGGCTATGGTGCCAGACGCGGGCCGCCTTTCAAGGCATGGGCGCGCGCCTACGGCCACCCAGCATGACGGTCTCCAGCAGCGCGCGCACCCGCAGCGCCTGCGCCAGCGTGCGCACCCAGCGGCGCTTCCGGTGACCAGCGACCTGCAGCCCCACATCGAAGCCGCCCCACGGGCCGCCATGTCGCGTGATGCCGACTGGCAGGCTGCGCGACCGCCCTCGCATCCGCCTGGCTGTCTGGACGCAGGCGATCCCCAGCGGCAGCCCGCGCCGTCTGCGCTCCTCCGCCACCCACGCCTGCGCCGCCCTGAGTGCGCCTGCCTTGCCTTCGTAGTCCGTGTCGGCGAAGCACGCGCGAGTCGGGACACGCCGGACCGTCACCTGCGCGCGCCAGCCTCCGCCCTTAACGTGGCGATAGATCCAGGGCCCGGATCTCATCGCACCCACTCCACGTTGGCCCCCATCCAGCGCCGCAGCTCGGAGCGGCTCTCGAAGTGCTGGGCGGCGATGACGTAGGCCAGGACCATGGGGAACATGAGCATGAAGAAGAGACGCGCGGTCATCGGGTTTCCTCCGGTGTCGTCGACATGATAGCCGCCGCGCCCGGCCGCGTGGCGAGGTAGGCGTCGAGGGCGCGCACGACGGAATAGCCTTCTCCGCCATCGCGCAGCGCGCTCGGTTCGCACGCCAAGGCGGTACGCGCAGCCTGGCATTCTGCCGCCTTGCCAACGCCCGCCGCCCGCGTCTGCTGGGCCGTGGCCGCGTCCCGCTCGCGCCGCGCGGCATCGCGCTGGGTGGTGAGTCGCTGCACGTAGCCATTCAGTCGCTCGACTTCCTTCTCCGCCGCGTCGCGCTCGCGCATGGCCTTCTCGGTCTCGGGCCAGCACTCGGCGCGCACGCGGGCCTCGGCGGCGCGGATGGCATTCTCGACAGCAGCCCCCAAGGCGTCTCCGTCGTGTGGGCCGAAGCCGATGCGCCACGGAGCCGTGACACGCCAACCTTCGCCGCGCGGGATCGTCTCCGCCCCGCCCTCCCGCATCGGCGCGGCGGCTTCGGCGGGGGCGGGCGAGGCGTGGTTGGCGGCGCGGTCCAACGCTCGACACAGCGCGCACGCGGCGCCGGAATACTCATCTTCAATGCGCTGGTCGTGCCCGCCGACAGCATGCACAGTTACGTGCGCCGCGGCGTAACGCCAGCGTGTCGCGGCCTCGATTAGCGCCTGCTTCACCGCGTCGGCGCGGCGGAGGGCGAGGAGTTCGCGGGCCATGACTGCGTACTCCTCGGGCCGGTACTGACAGCCGGCTGCGATGTCATGCAAAGCCTCATCGTCCATCGTGGACCTCCTGCGTAACCTTCAGCGCCCGCGTGCCGCTGCGTCTCAGCGACTTCCAGTGACGAAGCATTGTGCGCCGGTTCGGATACCAGCGAATCGGAATGCTGCCGCAAGTTACCCACTCAATAGCCGTGACGCCGTAGCTGGTGCGCGTTGCCTTGCCGTCCATGCTCACTTCTCCTCGCCGGGCG